TTATTTGGTCATACGCTTATACTTCATCCGATGCGGCTGCAACGCTTCTGCACCTAACGTACGCTTTTTATAATCTTCATACTCAGAGAAGTTACCTTCGAAGAACGTAATATTCCCTTCATCTTGATAATCAATGATATGCGTAGCGATACGGTCAAGGAACCAACGGTCATGGGAAATAACCATAGCGCAACCTGGGAACTCTAACAGCGCATTTTCTAACGCACGTAAGGTTTCTACGTCAAGGTCGTTGGTTGGTTCATCGAGTAACAGTACGTTGCCGCCTACTTGCAGTAGTTTGGCTAAGTGTAAACGACCGCGTTCACCACCGGATAACTCACCAACACGTTTACCTTGGTCAACGCCTTTAAAGTTAAAGCGACCAACGTAAGCACGGCTCGGGATCTCGAAGTTACCAATGCGCATGATATCTTGCCCGTTGGAAATCTCTTCCCACACGGTTTTGCTGTCATCCATTGCGTCACGGAACTGATCAACAGAGGCGATTTTCACGGTATCACCTAACGTGATAGAGCCTGAATCTGGTTGCTCTTGGCCTGAAATCATACGGAATAAGGTGGATTTACCTGCACCGTTTGGACCGATAATCCCAACAATTGCCCCTTTAGGAATGGAGAAATTCAGGTTATCGATTAATACGCGGTCACCATAGGATTTACTTAGGTTTTCAACCTCGATGACTTTGTCGCCTAAGCGTGGCCCAGGTGGAATAAAGAGTTCGCTGGTCTCATTACGCTTTTGATATTCAACGTTATTAAGTTCTTCAAAGCGGGCCAGACGTGCCTTACCTTTCGATTGACGGCCTTTCGGGTTTTGGCGGATCCACTCAAGCTCTTTCTCGATAGACTTACGGCGAGCCGCCTCAGTTGATGCTTCTTGCGCCAAACGCTCATCTTTTTGCTCAAGCCATGAAGAGTAGTTGCCTTCCCATGGAATACCTTCACCACGGTCAAGTTCAAGGATCCAGCCTGCAACGTTATCTAAGAAGTAACGGTCATGCGTGATGGCCACAACAGTGCCTTCGTAGTCATGTAAGAAGCGCTCTAACCATGCAACGGATTCCGCATCCAAGTGGTTGGTTGGCTCATCGAGCAGCAGCATGTCTGGTTTTTCCAGCAGCAGGCGGCAAATGGCCACACGGCGGCGTTCACCCCCAGAGAGGTTTTCGATTTTTGCATCCCAAGCTGGCAGACGCAGTGCATCCGCAGCACGCTCCAGTTGGTTATCTAAATAGTGACCATCTTGTGCGGAAATAATCGCTTCTAACTCGCCCTGTTCTTTGGCCAGTTTATCGAAATCTGCACCTTCTTCAGCGTAGGCGGCATAAACTTCATCTAAACGCGTTAATGCACGTTTAACTTCGCCAACGGCCTCTTCTACTGCTTCACGCACGGTGTGCTCAAGGTTCAGTTTTGGTTCTTGTGGCAGGTAGCCGATTTTTAAACCAGGTTGTGGACGTGCTTCACCTTCGATATCGGTATCAATACCCGCCATAATGCGCAGTAATGTTGATTTACCTGCACCGTTGAGACCTAAAACACCGATCTTAGCCCCCGGGAAGAAGCTCAGAGAGATATTTTTTAAAATATGACGTTTCGGTGGAACAATTTTTCCAACCCGATACATACTATAAACGAATTGAGCCAATTTACTTTTCCTTTTGTTTTATAAGCAAAAAGTTAAACAACCTTTAATCTATGGGGCATGGATGGGGCATTATTAGAAAGCTTTGCATTTAGCATTTCTACCTGATCATTATTATTCTCAGGCATCCAATCACCATAAACTGTGAAAATCATTTGTGCTGAGCTATGACCCATTTGCGTTGCTAAAAACGATGGGTTGGCACCAGCAGAAAGCATCCAACATGCATAAGTATGTCTAGTTTGATATGCGTTTCGATGTCTTATTTTAGCTTTTTTAATCGTTCTATCCCACATGTCACCGAGTGTTGTTGTGGAATAACGGTCACTTTTTATAGTGTAACCTCTAGCATTGATACTTGGGTTAAACACGAAAGTACATTTATCTTTGCGTGTTTTGCCAAACTCACGTAGATGAACATCAACTCTAACTGATTCGCGCATATACGTTAACGACATTTGGGCCTTTAATGCATTTATTGCAGGCTCAAGCAGAATAATAACCCTATCTGTTCCTGCATTGGTTTTTGGTAGGGTGTATTGCTTTGCACTTGTCCAATTGCGTCTCACTGTAATTGTTCCTGCCTCTAAGTCAATATCTTCCCATGCAAGCGAGGATAATTCTCCTGGGCGTATACCTGTGTAAAAGGCCACTGTCCATAAGTTTTTAGATTGTAAGTTAGTACAAGCTTCAATAAATCGGCTAAATTCATCTTGGTTAAATGGATCTGGAGGCGTTCTCGACTTCTTTAATTTTTTAATAGAAGTCGTTGGATCTTTATCAATATACCCGTTTTCATAAGCAAACCGCAGAACACCTTTGATACAAACAATATAATCGTTTACGGTGGCAACTGTTCGGCCTTTTTTGATCACCTTTCTTTGGCGTGCAGGTCTATGATTGCCTGTAAGTAATTCGTTTCTAAGATAGAGCAAATTTTCTTGGGTTATAGAATCAATATATTTATCTTCCCCAAGGATCATTGCGCACGTGTCTAACTTACAAATATAACGGTTATATGTGTTAAGTGATATTTCTGGCTGCTTTAGTTCCAACCACTTATCTAACATATCTTTGACGGTTATTTGTTTAACGGTTTTTGTTGAAAAATTTCCTGCATTTTTTGATTCAGGGAAACGATGATAATAATCAAATATGCCATTTCTTATTTCATACTGAACAGATTGCCTAATTTCCCCTGCTTGCTTCCTGTTTTTTGGGGTATCAGGCAATCCAGTTGCTTCCCTGTATCGCTTACCTTGGTAGATGAACCAAATTCTAAGAAAACCACCATGATTTTCAACACCAGTTGGGTACACGATACTTTTAGACATATTCACTTTCCTTTTAGCAACAAGAGTTATTAAGACCCAGTAGCAGGAAAGAATGGAGCAGGTGTTTTTTTCCTTTCGTATAGAGGTTGTGCTTTATTTTGCATAGCTATCCATTTATTAATATTGGGTAAGTTATACGCAATTCCGCTGTTGTCTTTTGGTGTGCCATCTGTAGCGACAAACAACCATTCTTTACCTTGTCTCCAAGACTTCTCTCTAAAGCTACGGATCTTGCGAATTGAGTAACCAGTACAAGCTGATAAAAGCTTTTCCGTTACCCATTCATTAGGCGCCACTACGATAAATTGCTTCGTATTTTGGTCGCCATCTTCAAGACTACTCATGCTGTTAAAAGCCATAATTACCTCCACATATCTGCCGCATACAGATTTAAAAATTAAATTTCACCTTAAAAGTTTAGCCACAGGCATTCGGTACGCTTTACTGATCCAGCATGGCCGTTTGCTGCTGTCGTCTTGATTTCTTTTCGCCAGCTCGAGAGTTGGCTGTTATATAGATCGTTGTCATAACCACAAATAATAACTTTTCCTGAAAGTTGGCCAGCGACAGTGATTAATTGCTGGTGGCCCCATTCATCCATTTCGTGCCGATATGTTTCGCTTCTCATGCTCCTTGTCTCATGTAAATAGGGAGGATCAATAAAATGTAAGGTGCTGGTGGTATCGTGGTCTTTCATGCACTGAACGGCGTCACGATTTTCAATTAATACCCCTTGCAATCTGTCGACTACAGCGAGTAGGTTTTCTGGTGCCCGTGTCCATATTTTTTGTGCTGTTGCTGAATTACGTTTAGTGTCTAATCTAAAACCTGTTTTGCCTTTTGTGGCGCCAGCGCTACCAAACCCCATAGTGGCACGCACAATTGTTTTACGCGCTCTTTCAATAGGGCAATCTGAAACATCATAAGCACAATTAAATTCAGTGCGTGAATAGGGCGTTAATAAGCAAGCATCGATAAGTTTCTCAGCCTGGTCTTTATCACGTAGAACGCGAAACAGATTTACTATTTCATCATCTAAATCGTTATAAACTTCAGCTTCAGAGCGAGGCTTACGCAAGAGAACGGATGCAGCACCGCCAAATGGCTCAACATAGCAACGATGATCTGGAAAGTGACTAATCACCCAAGGGGCAAGTCGAAACTTGCCGCCATGGTAGCGAATAACAGGGTGTTTAATTTGATTCATCACTCACTCCCACTCGTAAATAGATCTGTATTCACTACAGTATCTATCTAAGCAGCCGTCATAATCATAAGGGTTGTATTGCCAGCTAATTTTTCCGCAGCAAGGGCAATTCCATCGTGTTTTACCGCTGCTTCCTTTGCGTCTACGTTGCTTTTTAAGCCATTCAGGAACGCGCAAGCCTTTACTTTGCACCATTGAACGAGCATTGAAGTTAGACAATCGGAATGTGCGTCTTTTTTGCGCATCAGCAATATCGAACGGCAGCCAAATAATGTTATCCATCGTTAAATCAGGAGTAGTGAATCGCTTAGCTATTGAAAAGTTTGTTGATGGATACCCACGGTCATTCAGCCAGTAAACATCATTGCCATCCCAATCACCTTTCAAGTAACCAACGTAGTAATTACACTGTTTATCAATTACCGTTTCGTTTGGTATGTACTGGCAATCAACGTGATATTCAGCAAGTGATAGAACACTTTCAGCACATACAGGCTGGTCAATGCTTCTTCCGTGCTCCCACGCCTTTTGCACTTCCTCAAGCGTGTATACGTGAGCCTTATTGATATCAGTGGCATAGCCTTTGCCGTCCTTGCAATGAAATGATGCATTGCTCCCCACCGTATCGCGGGTGCATATCATATAAAACGATTTTTCATCACGTTCTACTAATCTAGGCTTAATAGACATATGCACCCCTTACACAATAATTCTGTAAACTGAATTAACTGTTTGTATATAGCCATCAGTTAAATAAGTATCGATGTTGATAACTCGCGATGTTTGAATAGGGTCACCATCTTGAAAGCGTTTTTTCTTATCTGAATAAATATCACCCCATGCGCATTCACCGCGAATTGTGCTTAACCTTATATCTGCATCGAATTTAGGTATCGTTCCTGTTATCTGGTTATAGCGATAAATAAACATTGCCCTCGCTTGTATAGGGGATAGTGGGCTAACTGTAATTAAATCAGTTGCTGGGATACCGTCTAAAATTGGCCAGTAGTTATTACCGTCAACTTCTAAATCGCGACGTTCCGTAGCCAGCATTGTTAAATCAGCATAATGAACAACATCACTTAAATTTATTGGTAAAATCCACTTGAAAGTTATTACCTGTTGTACTCTGCGCTCAATTGCCTTGTATTCGGGTAACAGCGCTTTCAATGGGCTAGGCAAGTCTTTGCAATATGCTTCAGATGCATCGTGCAGTAATGCTTCCAGCGCATATTCAGGTGGTACAATTTGACTCACATAAACAGAATGTTGAGCAACAGAATAGAATTGGCTAATTTGCCCTGCAAAACGACATTCATTAGATAAACCCTGAGCAATATCATTAATATCGATATCATCCGCACTGATATTGATAAAATTAAAATGCTTGCCCGTAAAAGTTGAAATATAAGACATAGTTACCCCACACAATAAATAGCGCCACCAGTTTAGTGGCGCATAAATTAATTAAGCTGAAAAATTACCAATGAATGTTTCGATCTGAGAGCCTTCAAATTTAGAAGCTAGTAGATCACGGAATTCCTGCGCCATTTGCTCTTCTAAATTTTCAAGTTGAACAATACGAAGAACTAATGCTGGCGTATCGTGTGAAGTTAAAATGCTATAGCGAAGTTTAATTGCGCGTTCTTGCAATTCTTCATATGGGGTACATTTGAACTCAAAAGCAGCTGGCATAATGTCTTTGCTTTTTGCTTCGACGTTTTCCATAATTGATTTCTTAGCCGAAAAATCGCTATCTTCATGATCGGATGAACGGCTTGATTCAATAGTAATTCGGCGAACAGCACCAATAGCCTGCTTAATATCGAGAACATTACCTTCAGCGTCGAAAGCTGATAGGAAATCACGCCAATCTTCCAACCACTCAGCAAGTTCTTTTTGTCCTTGTCTGCGTCCATTAACGGATAGAACAGCAGAAAAAGGGGATGTTTTTTTCAGTCCAATTACAGCAGAGTTGTCCGCATGACCAGGAGCGGCAATAGTACCGAGGTTAAAGATAGTTTTTGCGCTCATATCTTCAGCATCGATAAAACAACGAACACCAGGAGCATCTGAATAACCAACACTATATTTTACGAAGTCGCTAATGCTGGTGGTTTTTAATGAGCCACGGAAGCGATAACGGCCTTCTTGATATCTCTCTAGATTAACAATTTCAAGCCCATCAGGTTTGGCAACAGCAGGGCAAGGCATGTTTTCCACAGCACCTAAACGAACACCTGAAATAGCTAAATCTTTAACTTGAGAAATAGCATCACCATTTAATTGAGACATAAAAGCTCCTACTTATTTAATAAAGTATTTTTAAAGATTGATATTTAAATAAAAAGAAATTAATTAACTTGTTTTAATTTTCCATCAGGTTCGCCTTTAATTGAAAAAAGCTGCCCCTGATCTTCTTGCATGATAGAAAGCTTGCCACCTTTATTGACATACATTGGGGTGTCGCTAGTATCTTCTTCAGAGCGCTTGCCGCGCGGGGTTGGTGCTGAAAACTTCAATTTATGAGCAATCATCACTCGTTTTTCTTCAATTGAATTATTCAGTCGTGAAATATCCATCTCAATTATTACTTTCCCTTTTCCACCATTATTAATAACGCCAAGAGCAACATCATTTAAAACAGCAGAAATTTTGTTTTCAAATACACCGTCATCTAATTCACCAATAAACTCGGGCACATTTGTTTTTCTATCTTCACTCATGAGTAGATCCTCATAATTAGGTTATTACTCCACAAATAAGACCGCTAATAATAATTAAAACATATTACCTAGTATGGACTGATTAAATATCAGCGGTCTTATGTGTGATGTAAAAAGGGTGGCTACTGAATAGAACATTATCATCAACCTCGTAGTGTGGAAGATTCAGGTCGCCACCAAAAATATCAATAACTACTTACTAGCACTGGCATTATTTCTTTCAGCTAAAACACGTTGATAAATTTCTTCACGATGTACTGATACATCTTCGGGGGCAGCGACACCAATCCGCACTTGGTTTCCTTTGACCCCTAAGATTTTAATTTTAATATCATCGCCGATCATGACTTCTTCACTGACTCGGCGGGTTAAAATAAGCATTCCCATCCTAAGCACTCCACACAGTTTATAAGGTTGCCTGAACTAACTTATCCACATCAGGCGGCTGTGGTATTCTTGGAAGTCCTACACAACCAAGAGAATTTAAAATGTCTATTTATTCAGAGTTATTTCAAAAAATTTGCCGTGAGGTATACCCTGCATATAAAACAATATATTCAAATCATCCAATACAAACACACGGAGGAGATCCAGATAGTGCAAAAATTCACTCACATCTTCTATTGATTGTTGAAATAATTATTTATGAATATCGTAAAAAGCATGCCACGACTTTTGAACCTCTTAAGGGTGATAAAGCCCTTAAACATATATTATTCACGAAATACAATGTATCTATTCCTGATTTGGAGCTAATGACTCTTGAGAAGATTGTTTTTGCTCTTCTAAAAGAGCTTTCCCCGGAAAATCTTCCTTTGTCAGCCCAGAATTACGTAAATGGTATAGAGCTGAACCAAAAAGCTGCAGGCATTGATTGGAGTCTAGAAGTAAATTGGATCCTTGGCTCAGGAGAATCGACTCTGGGACCACTTGATGTGAAGCCAGAAAATCAAATTGATTTATAAGGCTTTCAACTTCGCATAGCGCAAAAGAAAGATATCTGCTGCGAGACTTTACAGATTTCAACTGGCTATCAAGCCATTCTATTAACTCGGTTAAATTAAGATTTCCCGCATAAATAAAAGGTGTGTTTCCATAGGGCAGTGCTTGCTGCCCTTCATTTTTCATAGTTGAGTTTAAGGCTACTTCACCGCTTGCAATGGCTCTAGTTTCTAGCTTACCAATATTTTTTGCATCAATAGTAAATTGAGAAACAATTGCTTTATCAAGAAGTTCCGCATTTTCACCAGCTAAAGTTTCAATAACTTTATTCAGGAATGATAATGCACCGATCGTATTACCATTATTCACATCATAAAAAGAAACTGGAGCGCCATTAACAACAAGCTCAACCATCTTTTTATTTTCGCTAGTTACTCCACACATACTTAATACCCCACACATTTAAAATTTAGCTAAGCACTAACAGTAACCGCACACATATCCAAGCATTCTGCAATTTCATCATCGAGCTTTTCGAGTTTAGATTGCAGCTCATCACGTTCATTGCGTAGTTTTTGCAAGTTGTTAATTTGTTGGCTTTTTCTAGTATCCACTCGCGGACATCATCCTGCGACATTGGCACACTAAAAGTAACGATTGGTTCATTTGAATTGGTTTGCATGAGTTTCTCCTATTTCTTGCGTGAAATAAGAATGCAACTAAAAGTAGATAATGTCAACAACTAAAAGTAGAAAAAATTGGCGAAAAAAAACTGGCTATTGCCAGTTCTTAGTTTTAAGCGAAAACTTTCAAGCTCATAGGGAGGCTTCTTAATAATTTACCATGAAAATATACTTCATACATTTCATGTTCTTCAAGATAGAATGGAGGATAAAAATCATTATCAGAGATAACCGCCAGCTTCCTTCCTTTAACTCTTTGTAAACGCTTGATAAATGTTGAATCTTCAAAGTTGAAAACGTATATGCCATCCCCAGTAAAGTGGCTTATATTTGTGTCAACAAATAGAAGATCTTTGGGGTTTAAGGTAGGAATCATGCTGTCCCCATCAACATTTATAATCACCACTCCATCTAGAGTGGTTCGTCCAAATAGCTCGTATATTTTATCAGTGGGAATTTCAATTGACCGTATTACCTCGGGAAATGGGTTGTTGATATAACCATGCCCAGCAGAGGCAAAAACTTCAACTTGCCTAACTGTAACGGTATCTGATGTTTTATCTTCCGCTCTTGGTAAGCTGCCACTTATATCAACACCATAATCCAAGTAAACAGCGGTTGAGTTTACTGCCCGAGCCAATAATTCCATTTTATCATCTCTAGGTTTAGCAGAACCAAGGGTATATCTGCGCGCCATTTCATATGACACGCCTAATTGTTCTGATAATTGCTTAACATCGACATTAGCGTCAGACATTCGCTCAGTAAGCCTTTCGGCAAATTTATAGTATTTCGCTTTTTCTACCATAAGTAGAAGTTTATCGCCCAATCTAGTTACTGTCATTTCTATTTTAAGTTGTTTTTATTCTCTACTTTAAGTAGTATTACTTCATTACTTATTGGAGAAAGAAGTTATGCATCAAGAAAATATTACTGAAAAAGCTATTCGGGCTGTTGGTGCGCCTTCAGTTGTTTCCAGAATGTTTGGGTTCGGCTCCCCACAGTCAGTATTTAACTGGATAAAGAAAAACAAGGTTCCGGCAGAGCGAGTTATTCAGCTTTGCAGGTTAGCTAATTGGGAGGTGTCTCCTCATGAACTAAGGCCTGATCTATATCCAAATAAATCAGATGGGTTACCAAACGATATCAAAACCAACTAACTGAGTTAACTACAAACAAAACAACGGAATTGTAGATATGTGCAAACAAACATTAAAAGAAGTCGTGAAAGAAATGTGTAAAGCATTCCCTGGTGGTCGTTCAGCCATGGCTGGTGCATTAGGTATTTCTGAAACCACATTCAATAACAAGTTGTATGAGAAAAACGGCTGTCGTTTCTTTGAAAATGATGAACTTGAAGCGATTGAGGAATTATCAGGTACCAAAGCGCTGGTGGCTTATCATATGGAGCGTCACGGAATTACACCGGCAGTAAAAATTGAAGCTGAGAGATTAGATACGGTTGAGTTATTTGATATTCAAATGCGCCTTGGTGCAATGCAAGGGGCTTTAAGCGTTTTAATCAAAGACAGTATTTCTGATGGCGTTCTAACACCAGATGAAACAAAGGCTATCTACAGAAAGATGGAAAAAGTCTTTGCTTATGCGCTTGGGTTTGTTGGTTCTTTGGAAAGTGTTTATGGGATTAAACCATGATGAGCATAACTAGAAAGGGTGACGCTCAGGATATGCGGTCCCGAGCGTCGAGTGCTAATAACAACTTGTGTGGAGTAACTAGCATGAGCAGTGTAAACCAATTTCAATCAAAAAAGCAATTTAGATGCTTGCCTGTATTGAAATGTGGTCCGTTTCAATATGTAGAGATCATAACCTCAGCTGACGAGTCGGGCAACTACCAGACCGAACAACAATTGGTAGATAGCAAAGTCCTAAGAGATAGCTGGGCTAAATACTATTTCCGCAGTGGGAGAGAGGTTAGTGAGCAATGAAAAGCATAAAAACCTTAATCGTTACTTCCGAGATAAGCGAGGCCGTATTGTCCATGTTGTTGAGTGGGACAAACCAAGGCAACGGGTTGTTTTCATGCTCGATGACTATGAGCACCTCTGTTTTGAGCCCCTCGAACAATTCAAAAAATATTACACAGAAGTTAAGTAAGGTGGCTGTATGAGTAGCTTATTACTACTTAAAACCCGCCCACAAATTGTTATACCTGAACTGGCGGTGCGTTTGGGCTTGAATGAGGCTTTGTTGCTTCAGCAAGTTCAATACTGGCTATCTGAAACCTCGTCAGGTGTTGATCATGACGGTAGGCGGTGGGTTTATAACACTATTGAAGAATGGCGTGAACAATTCCCGTATTTTTCCGAATCCACAATTAAGCGTGCATTTAACAATTTAAAAAAATTGGGTGTATTAAATATTGAGCAAATCAATAAACGAACCCATGACCGCACAAATTATTACTCTATAAATTATGAACATGCGCTGTTATCCGATGAGGTCAAATTGAACTCATCGAACAGTTCAGCCGAAGCCTCTCGAACAGGTCAAAATGACCTTATCGATAAGCGCAAAATGAAACGTTCGAATAATACCAAAATGACCTCATCGAACGGGTCAAATTGCCCTGATCTTACAGAGAGTACTACAGAGAATACACAAGAGATTACAACAGAGAGTAACTCTTTTTGTCAGGCTCATGCTGAGACCGACCATGCGCAGGCTGTTTTAGATCATTTCAACAAGGTCACTAACTCAAGTTATCGCGATGGTAAAACAACTATGGGCCACATCAGAGCCCGTCTAGCTGAAAATTACACCTCAGATGATTTAATTCTAGTGACTGACTACATCACAGCCAAGTGGCTAAACGACTCAAGAATGAGTGATTACCTACGCCCGAAAACATTATTTAGCCCTGAAAACTGCATGGAGTACTTTGAAAAAGCTCAGAAATGGAATGAGGCTGGTCGCCCCGTCTGTGTTAACGGCAAATGGCTCAAGCCTGGTGAAGTCGCTGTAAGTATCGATCCCGTAGAGCGTGACAATGCCTACACACGGATCATTGGTTCTAGGCTAACACCTAACAATCGGACGGAAGAAATTGCAGCTGAATTAGCGGGCAAACAGGGTGTTCGTAACATGTCGGATTTTGTAGGTCGCAAGGCATGGATAGGTATTTGGCAACAAGCAGCAGAGCAAGCAGCTAAAGAGGTGACAGCATGATGGGTAGTGAAACTAAAACAATCTATGGCGTTGACGTGCTAGGCATGATTGCCATGTTCAAACAACTACGTAAATGGTGCACGATTCGCAAGCTTCGTAACAGATGGAATCAATCCCGTCGTGACTTAGTGACCTGCAGGAAGTTTCGCCACTTAAATCATCATGCT